TTGAGTTCAACGCATCAGTATGGACTGCGCGTAAGCTGGACAAGAAAACCACCGACGAGGTGGTCACATCCAAGAACGCTGCCGCTAAGGATGCGGCTCGCGTCAACAAGCACCTGCTTGCAGGGCGCAACGAGCTGGACGTCATCCAGACATACATCAACAGCATCCGCACATACGTGTACGAGAACACCATGCCGTGGTCAGACAGCGGCATCAGGCTGCTGCCCACAGCGAACTTCCTCACGTTTAGCCAACGCATGGCAGACAGTGAGCAGACGTTCTTCTCGTACGTGGAGGACTTCATCCGTGTGTACCCCTCGCTCATCACAGCACAGGCGATGGCGCTTGGCGATATGTTCAAGCGTGATGACTACCCTGATGTGAGCGAGATCGAGCGTAAGTTCGCCTTCCGTCTTAACTTCATGCCTGTGCCACGTGCGGGTGACTTCCGTGTGGACGTGGGCAATGACGCTCAGAAAGAACTTCAGGAGAAGTTAGCCAAGCTCGCTGACGAGCGTGTCGAGGCTGCGATGGCTGACGTGCGTGAGCGACTCAAGACGCACCTCGTGCGTATGCAGGACAGGCTAGGGTATGACAACGTGGACGGTGATCGTAGGACACGCAAGTTCCACGACTCGCTCGTCACGGGTGCACTGGAGCTGTGTGACATGGTCAAGCACCTCAACATCATCAACGACACAACACTCGACCAAGCGCGGGTCGGGCTCGTGCAAGCCCTGCAAGGGGTGGATGCTAAGGAGTTACGCACTAACGAGGCTGTGCGTGATGACGTGCGTAAGAACGTGGACGCGCTGCTCAATAAGTTTAACTTTTAATTACGGGGGCACATGCCCCCATTTCAAGGAGAGAGCTATGTATAACGACATGACACCACACGAGCGTGTGACTGCTGTGGGTATCGACCTCACACGTAACGCGTTGTTTGCGCAGCTTAGCGGTGTGGCGATGGTGGGCAGAATCGAGATCACTGACCGTCTGCCCACGGCTGCGACCAATGGTCGTGATGAGTATTACAACCCTGACTTTGTGCTTGCACAGAACCGCAAGCAGTTGCGCTATGTACGCATCCACGAGAACTTACACAAGATGCTCAAGCACTGCGTCGAGTACAAAGATGTTTGCAAGCGTTACCCCAAGCTGTCCAACGTGGCGATGGATCACGTCATCAACCTCATCATCGAGGAGATTGATCCTAACTTCACGTGGGTCGAGCGTCCCACCGTGGAGCCATGCGTTGATACTAAGTACAAGGGGTGGGGTTTTCTTCGTGTGCTGCGTGACCTCATTGATCAGGGTGATGAGGAGAGTGGTGAGGGTGGCTTCGATGAACACTTGTTCGATGAGCTTGATGATGCTGAGACTGAGGAAGCACACCGACAAGTTGATGAGGCAGGACGGCAGGGCAAGCTGCTTGCTGAGAAGCTAGCGGGTAACGGCAAGGGGGGTGGACGCCTTGACCTCAACGCTACAAAACGTAATACCGAGTGGCGTCAACACCTGCGCGAGTTCTTCGACACAATCTGTAAGGGTGATGAGCACTCACGGTTCGTGCCACCTAACAAGCGTTTCGCACCGCTCGGCATCCTGCTGCCCTCGCACTTCTCATACAACAAAGGCGAGATCATTATCGCCGGTGATACGTCAGGCTCGATGGGGTCGATCTATCCCATCTTGTTCGGTGAGATCGCACAGATCGCACAGACTGTTATACCCGATGCACTGCGCGTTATCTGGTGGGACACGTCCGTGTGTGGCGAGCAGTTGTTCAAGCCCGATGAGTACCACTCGATTGCCACGCTCATGAAGCCAATGGGTGGGGGCGGTACGACACCACAGTGTGTTGTGAAGTATATCGCTGAGAAGCAGTACAAGCCACGTGCAGTCATCTGGCTGACCGATGGCTATCTCGATGGGAACAATGCAGTCGTGCCTTGCGCTGCGTTGTGGGGTGTCGTTGACAACGAATCCTTCGTTCCTCCGCAGGGCAAAGCAATCCACATCAAGGGGAGGATGTAATCAACCAGTGTCACTTTCTTTCTACGCGGGACAGAAATCTGTCCCATACAACTTTACAAGGAGAAAACTATGGGCTATCGATCAGACGTTGCGTACGTCATTAAATTCAAATCGTTCGATGATCGTGAAGCGTTTATATCGCTCATGCTGGCTAAGAACGACCCCGACATTTATCAAGCTGTTAATGAGACTAAGTACGACTACAAAGAAGAACCGCTCATCACCTTTGAAGCAGATGATGTGAAATGGTATTCAGACTACCGTGATGTTCAAGCGCATGAGCAGTTATATAAAGACGCGCATCAGTATTTTGAAGCTGACTATCGCTTCCTCGCCATTGGTGAGGACGGCGCTGAGACTTTTGACGTAATAGATAACAACGGCGGGATGTATGACTACCTTTACGCAGTACATCGTTTAGCAACTAACTTTGGAGAGTAATCATGGCATTTTCAGCAAACGTATGGGCATTACCCGCAATCACATCGTACGAACAAGCCAAGAAGTGGTTTGATAAAACACCTAAGCCTCCACGTTCAAAGAAGTGGAACAACCACGAGCGACCGCTCAAGAATGTATCATCATGGCAGTACAGACTTGAGCGCGGTGAAGATGACGCCTACTTCGATGTGTGTCTGTATCACACCAAGATGATCCGCTATCTCAAGCCCGATCAGCACGGCTATCGCGTTGTATATATCCGTGGGTATGACTCACTGACTTCTCGTAAGTTTATTGCACGGAACGTGGTGGGTTGCTACGGTGGACAGGTAGCGAGCTTTATGGGTGAGGACGGCAAGCATTATGTCGTACCGTTTAACCACGTCGTGCATAAGCATTACAGGCGCGATCATCCAGAGATCAAGCATGAGAACGAGTTGTTCTCAGCCATGCTCACGTTAACTTCGACAGGCAAACTCGTCGTCAGTGCATCCGATCACATCCCCGTGCACAAACGTGTGGTGTCTGATGAGCGTAGACAGGAACGTGCTGCGTTTCGTAAGCAGATTGAAGTCATCAAGCTTTTGGCAACGTATCGCTTGGATTCATACCGTGAAAACGCGCAGTGGGAAGCACGCAGCTCATTCGGTAAATCACTGGCAACTACAGAGATAAACAACTTACAACGTACCCTTCGCATCAGCGAGCTAGAGGAGCAGACCGAGTTCATCCTTAACGAGTTGGGTCAGCTTGTTTTCGATAACTTGTACTCAACGTATCTCACAAACAATGACCTGATAAGTGGCAGTCGTTACTCGATGCGCGGTATGTCACTTCGTGACTCTCCAGAGGCACATGCGTCTAATATTACGGCTAAGCAGTTCCTCACTGCGCTTGAACGAGCGTTATTAAAAGCAGTCAGACTCGATGAGCCTGACACGTTTGAGGCACTGCCTAAATTTGCTGAGCTACCACGTAAGTTCTTTTGGTAAAGGAAAGCTATGAAAGATATAAGCGAGCACTTACACAACGCACACAGAGAATTAAAAGATGTGTATGAGTACGTTAACGACAGGCGTTATGAACAGGCACTGCATCATGCAGAAGAAGCGTTGTTTCATTCACGCTGCGCAGTGTTATGGTTAAAGGAGCGTATGGATGACCCCACAGCCCCTGACCGATAAGCAACTCAAGGTACTCAAGTACGTTAAGAAACGAGCGACCCCGTCAACCGTGAGAGAGATTGCGTTGCAAGTGAAGCTAGACAAGAACACTGTCTACTCATTGATGACCAGACTTACGCGGTTGGGGTGCGTTGAAAGTTTCTTAAAGAAAGATCCCGACAGGCCGTACATCACGGCAGAGCGGCACTACAAGTTTATAACGATGGAACCTACAAAACAGGAGAAGCTATTTCAGAAGAACGAAGACCAGATGTATTGCAAGAAGTTTGCCAAGACAAGGGTGACCATACCCGAACCTTTTTTCAGTGATCCATTCAACATGACAGGAGCTAGAGATGCAAATCAAAACAACAAGCGAAAGCACAAACGTACTCGAAACGTTCAAAAGACAGTGGCGTCTTCTTAAACAACCGTACCCGTGGAAAGATCCAAAAGTTGTTGCAGAGCGCAAGCGTATTGCTGCGCTGGACAGAGCGCGTATTGAATTCAGACTAAGTGGAGGTGTGGAATGAATGAGTACAACAAGCTACGCGCTGAGTTTGCCAAAGCTGCCATCACGGGAATCCTTGCAGGTAAGTGGGGGCAGATGCCGCAGTACAAACCAGAAGAAGCGTTTGCTGAATTTGCTTTTAGGATAGCAGACGCAATGATGGTGGCGATGCTCAAGAGGAGAGAGCAAGATGAGCATACTGAATGATCTGTTTGCTGAAGCCCACGACGAGGTGTTACAGGAGTTGTGGGACAGAAACTTAATCAAGATGTGGCGGGCGCCTTCTCACATGTACACAAACAGAGTCGTTGTGTTTTTTAAGGCAGAAAACAACATCACGTACGAGAAGCTCTACACACTTAAACGTACGCCACGTTATGGTAAGCAGCAGTGGACAACTGTTGCGCGTTTTATAGCAGCGTACTTACCCAAGCTCAGTGATAAGTTGTGGGAAAACAAGATGACTGAGGATGAACTTGTTGCATGGTTGGGTAAAAGCAAAATCGATACGTTGATGGACGTGTCAGATCTGCACAAAACAAAAGCTGAAACAAAAGAAAAACGCCACGTCAAGCTGAGGTATCAAAAGACAATGGTGGAGGGAAAAGTAGACGAGCGTTGGTATGACGGGCATCTACGCAGTGCTTGGACAACAGTAAAAGGAAAGCATAAATGAGTTTGATGAATCTAAATAAACCAGCAGACACAGAAACACAACCTATATTTATTTTGCGTGGTGTGCCGTACTACCCACACTATGTAGATCCTCACAAATGGGTAGGGCCGGGGCATTGGACAAAGCGTGAGGAGTACACCACGACTGAGTTAGCAGAAGCACACGCACGTCTTACGACGATGCAGTTATGGAAACGATCATGGACTGAGGAGGTGAAGGGATGGAAGATTTTATAGTTTGGATGGGTGGGTTCCTTGTTGGTTTCTTAGTCGGTGTCATCAGAGGACGACGCAGCATTGTGCAAGAAGCACAAGAGTTAGTGGCAAACGCAATCATGGAGGTAAGAAATTATGAACGATCCCGTAAACCATCCTAAGCATTACACCGAACACCCTAGCGGTGTCGAGTGTATAGAGATTACCGAACACATGAATTTCTGTGTAGGTAACGCTATAAAATATTTGTGGCGAGCTGGCCTGAAGGGTGAGCAGGTTGAGGACTTGCGAAAGGCTCGGTGGTATATCGACCGCGAGATTGCACGGATACTGAACAACGCAGACGAACCTCCCTTTATGAGGAGGAGTAAGGAATGAAACGCGCTGCTGAGTTTTACTGGGCGGGGAATATGCAAGCGTTTGAGGTATCCATCTGCGGGGCAGCACCTAAAGCTATTCATGCAGGACGTGTACTTACAGACGCGATAGTTACCACAGGGCGGTTTCGTGAAGGTGTTGCCGTTAAACGCGAAGATGTAGTAAGCAACGAAATGCAAACTGTCTTTTTAGAATTTGATTTTTGGAGAACGACTATGGAAATTATGACTATTGCACATGAAGCCACCAACCGTGTGGAAGCGGAACTCAAGCGCGTCAGAGAGGCAGTGATGTCTTTCAGAGAAACCACTAAAAACGATCTTGCTTCGTTAAAAGCATCTTCAGATCGAGTGCAGACTGAAACAATGAAGATGACCAAACAATATAAAGAAGCTGTGGACATCTTGACTAGCCCAGCGTTTGTGCAAGCGATTGAAAATGCAGAACGCTTGGCGACAGCCCTCACCGCTATTCAAAACTTAAATCAAACCAAACTAAGCTTTGCCGTATTTGGAGAACAGCCCCATGAGCCCTGACTATAAGTTCGCCATGCTCGCCGCATGGTTGGAAGGTTACGCCGAGGGCTTGCCCGACTACTGCACTGCTGAGAAGTTCAAGATCAAAGAAGCAGCAGAGTTGTTAATGGAAGTGTACGAGCAGCGCATGAAGGGGAAGGAAGAATGGAAACAACATGCGGGGGATAGAGCATGAGTGAAAACAAAACAGCAAAGACACCAACAGATGGTGGGGCAGCGTTTCCCGTCGCACATTCGTACCTAATCCAATCAGGCATGTCCCTGCGTGATTACTTTGCAGGGAAGGCGATGCAAGCACTGGCGCAGCCTGGGAATTATTTTGATGCAACCGCGAAGCAGGCTTACATGATTGCAGACGCGATGCTGAAAGCGAGGGATCGATGAGCAGAAAAGCTATGCAGGTGGCGCTTGAGGCGTTGGAGAGTGATCCAATAAGTCATGCTGGGCTTGTGACCGTATTATCGTCCGGTAAAGGTACGGGTTGCGGGTACACAAACATTAATGAAAACTGGACACATCTTTACAACGCACCACAAAAGCGTGAATGGGTTGGGCTGACGGATGAGGAACTCAAGCCGTTATGCGATGAAAACCACATTATGTTTGGCGCTTACACCGTTGACTTTATTCAAGCCATCGAAGCCAAGCTGCGGGAGAAGAATCATGGATAGAGAAGACATCATCCGCATGGCGCGGGAGGCAGGGCTTGCTGATTCCAACGGGGTTGTTCATGCTTTTTTTCAACTTGAATACTTTGCATATCTTGTTGCCGAGCATGAGCGCGAAGCTATATGGAACTTGCTGTTTGAGTACGCAGGTAGAGATGATTTATCTGATTCAGATCAATCGCTGCTTAAACATTTATTAGATCTCATCGCAGCAAGGTGGCAAGCAAGGAGTGAGAAATGAGTGGTGATCACAACATGTTTCAGAAAGCCACATCCTATTTATCTGGTAACGCGTTTTGGCGTACGCCAGAAGAAGACACACCGCCTACTGGTGTAAAGATGTTGCTGTTAAACCCCGGTGGTGTGTGCATCGTTGGTACGTGGGCTGACTGGGCTGTGGCTTGGGCACCATTACCGAAAGTTCCAGAACATATTAAACAACTATTACTGGAGAGAAATACATGAGCAAGAAAGATTACGACGCACTTAGAAGGGAGCTTAGCCTATTGAAAGATCAGCGCGTACTTGTTATCCAAACCGTTGAAAAAATCATCGAAGGGTGTAGCAACGTAAGAGAAGACAACGCTATTCACAAAGATGCTAAGCAATTGGCAAGGCTTGTGATGCAAGACTGTCGTGGTTTACTGATGTTTATTAAGGAGTGAGCAATGAACATCGATACCAAAATGAGAATCAAATCAACAGGCGAGATTGGATACGTTGTTAAGGTGGATGAGGATGGGTTCGTGTGCTTGCGCATCCCCGCTACTAACGGCTGGCCTTTCCCGCACTATGTGTTTCTGCCCCGCGCTCAGCTACAAGTTGTCAAGCGTGACAAGCATGAAGACTTACAAGATATTGAGGAGGCACCGTTTTGAGAACACCAGAGGGTAAGGTCAAAGACAAAGTCGTCAAGATCCTTAAACAGTACGGGGTGTATTACTTCTTTCCTGTTACGGGTG